CAAATATTTTGGAAATAAGAAATCCACGTACCTACTATCCCTTTTATTGCTTCCCATGCACCGCTAAAATCTCCATGAAATACAGCACTTACAACGGAGAAGATACCTTTTATAGTTTCCCATACTGCACTAAAGTAACCCGATACAGTATCCCATACTGCTTTAATTACAGTCCACGCAGTTTGAAAGAAACCACCTAATACAGTAGAAACAACAGAAAACACTATTTTAATATTTTCCCATAACATTTGAAAATACGGATATACAAAATCCCATATACCTTTAATTACATTCCATGCAGCACTAAAGAATGAGCCTAAAACACTCGCTACTACAGAAAATACTTGCTTTATTCCTTCCCAAAGAGCCATAAAATAAGGTTGTACTACAGACCATACCGCTTGTATATTAGCCCACGCTTGTTGAAAATACTGTACAATAGCATTCCATACTACACTTACAACCTGTTTTATTGCTTCAAACATAGCCATTACTAAATTTCTAAACCACTCGCATTTATTCCATAGAAAAATAACTGCTGCAATAATGGCAGTAATTACTAATATGATTGGATGAGCAGCAATGAAAGTAAATAATCCACTTAAAGCAGTTTTTACTGTTCCAAACATAGTAACTAATTTTGGTCCATACGTCATTATCGCACCCACAGATGACATAAGTTTTCCTATTATTATTAGAACAGGACCAATAGCTGCTACTAGCCCTCCTATAACAATTATTACTTTTTGTACTTCTGGACTTAAACTTTTCCATTTTTCAGCAAAACTTTTTATATGTTCTGATACTGATTGAATTATAGGAGATAACATCGTCATTATGGTATTTCCTATTTCTCCTAAAGCTATTTTCATATTTTGCATTGCTAATTTTGCGTCATCAGCTCCGTCTATAACTTCATCATATGTTCCATCTAGTTGTCCTTCTGAGTTTTGTAACAATGTCAAAAAATCTTCGTACTCAAAACGACCACCTTTTATAGCGTCTGCTAAGTCTGGTCCTGCTTTTTTTCCAAAAGCTTCTATAGCTTTTGTTGTTGCAGAGGCTATATCTGGGCATTTCTTTATTTCTTCTAATGTTTTCTTAAATTCTTCCTTAGCATTTTTTCCCTCAGCACTCCATTTTGAGATAGCTGTTTTCATACCAGAAAAAGCAATAGATGTATTAACTCCCGCTTTCTCCCATTGTGAAAAAATTGCGATAGATTCTTCTGTTTCAAATCCCAATGCTCTCATTGGTGCACCATAGCTAACTAATGTCTCTGTTAATGAGTCCATAGAAATACCAGAAGCTTGACAAGCCACAGTTAAATTATCTAAAACTTTACTATATTGGCTAGAATCTATACTTGCGTCTCCCATATACCTAGATACTTTTTGAACTGCATTTGTAACGTCTGCTCCAGTAACTTCTCCAAATTTAATAAATTGCGTCGTACAAGTTTCTAACTCTTGACCTGTAAAACCAAATCTTGTATTTACTTCTCCTAAAGCTGATCCTATGTCAGAAAATTCTCCAACTATAGAACTTGCAACATTGCCGTAGCTTTCTTCAATTTTTCTTGCTTTATCTCCTACAGCTCCAGTAGCCTTTATTGCAATATCTGCTCCTTCGTCAACTTCATTAAATGCACCTATACTAGCAGTTCCAATCGCTACTATTCCTGCACTAATAACGCTAAATTTCTTTCCTACAGCCTCAACTTTTCCCCCTAGTTCTTGCATTTTTTCGCCAACTACTGCTACTTTTTGTGCTCCAACTGATCCGAAAGACTTAGCCTCATTTTCTAAACTTTTTAATTTATTTTCTGTTGCTATAATTTCTCGCTGGAAATCTCTATATTGTTCTTCTGTAATTTCTCCTTTATCGAACTGTTCCTGTACTTGTTCTTGTGTAGATTTTAATATATTTAGTTTCTCTCTACATTCTGCAATACTTTTATTTAATAAATCTTGCTTTTGTTTTAGTAATGTAACATTGCTAGGATCCATTTTTAATAATGAATTTACACCCTTTAGCTCTGTTTGTAGGCTTTTAGATTGTGAATTTACACTTTTTAACGCATTTCCTAATTTAGTTGTATCTCCGCCTATTTCTACGGTTATACCTTGTATTTTACTTGCCATATCACACCTACTTTTCTGTAAAAAAACAAGAAACAATATTTTATTATTGTTTCTTGAATTTTTCTCTTAATTTTTTTCTATCTGGAGATGTTTCTTCTAATCTACTAGCATTTCTTAAATACTCTCTACCTTCTTCTGTTTGCGAACAATTATAAATAACCGCTTCTCTCAAGAAAAACAGATATTCAACTAATTCTAATTCTTCAACTTCTAACATTGATATTTTTAGATATTCCGCAACTCTTTTTTCCCCTATACTTTCTACAATATATCCTGTGTCCATATCATCGTCATCGTTTGATGGATAATATGGACATTTTAGTTTTTTGATTCTTGTATGCTATTTACCCAATTAAAATAAGCAGTTAAAAAGTCTATTAATTCAAAAATATCGTACTCTTCTTCCACTTTTTCAGCTGTTATTTTTAGCCCTTGCCTATTTTTACTAAGAGCTAATGACACAGCTTCTGTTAAATTAGCTATATCATTTTCTTTTAAATCTTCCTCTTTTACTTCACTCAATACAGATATTTTTTTCAAAACCTTCATTTTTGGTGGCTCTATATTTATAATTCTTCCATTTTTTAGTTTTATATCAAAATACCTTGTTTTTAATTTTGTCATATCATACATAACTAATATTCCTCCTTCTATTTATAAAATTAAAAAGGCACTAAATCTAAATCTAGTGCCTTTTTATCTTACGCTTGCTCTTCTTGTCCTTCTTGTCCAGCTTGTTCTTGTTTGTCTATTTCTTCTTGATATACAATTAAAGTACCTTCATCATCACTTGGTATTGCTTCAAATTCTGCGTCTATTACCGTCTCTTTATCTTTTGCAAATGATAAGGTATAACCAGCAGTATTTTTACCAACGATTGTAACTCTTACATCTCCATCTACAGCGTCTTCGTGAACAAAATGTATTACATAACTCTTATTATCGTTATTATCTATACCACCAATTTTTACAGTCCTTACTCCGTTTGCTTCTGTTACTCTACCTGTAGCAGATAACTTTCTTAAAGTTTCTCCATTCCATGTCATTACGCCAGATTTCATTTTAGCTTCTTCTTTTGTAATGATTGTTTTCTTAACTTTTCCTAAGTCATCTTCTGCTGTATAGAACTCTGGTTTATATTCTAATTCAGCTCCTCCTTGTATGTAACCTATCAAGTTTTCTTCTTTTTCAATCTCTTCATTACTTGGAATTTGTCCAGTAAATTCAACTATATATAATTTTCCACTACCTAAGGTAATAGTTTTCTTAGTTCTTTTTCCCATTTTAATATACTTCCTTTCTTATTTTTTCTAATATTGGATCTAAAACCCAAAATGTGCCATACATTCCCTCAGAATTAAGCCACTCTGTTTGCTTTTCAAAAGTATAATAATTATCATTCAATAACTTATCCACTTTTTGTATTTCTTTTAAATCTGTTTCATTGTTAGACTCGCTATATCTTTCAATAGTAATATTATTTTCAATAATATTGTTTAATAAATCAGCACCTCTATGAATTTTGTTATTAACAAATAGAAAATATGGTAATTTTGGTGGTTTCAAATACCTTAACTCTTTTATTTTAAGTTTTGTACCATCTTCAAACCATTTTTTAACGTCCATTTTCAATTATCTCCTTTACACCTTTTACAAAATTTGTCTCAGCTTCTATTACATTTTTACTTAAATAGTCATTGCTTTTTGTTCTTCCACCATTTCTTTTTGCATGTCCATTAGCAATTAAGTGTGTCAATCTGTATTCTGGATCTTTAACATACCATGTATAAACACTACTTGTAGTTGTCTCCTTTGTTTTTTTATAAGTAATATGCTTTTTGTAGTCTCCTGTTTTTTTAGGAGAGTCCCTTTTGGTATTATCTGTTAAATCTTCTGCTGTTTCTTTTGCTAATACCTTTACTTGATCTGTTATAGTAGAAGAAAAACTATTTAACATTTCCTGTATTTTGGGAGATAATTTAGTAATGTCTATATTATTATTTACCCCCATATTTTCCCCCTAAACTGCTACACCTTCTGCAACAAAAGTTATTTTCAAACGTTTTTCTAGCTTATCATCAACATTTACAATGCTAAAAACATTGTTTTTATAAACGATTCTATATTTGTTAGTATTAAAAAAAGTATCTTCTAGTTTACTAATATATCTAACTTTAAAATTATAAGTATATTGTGTAATATTAGTTTTTGCATTAAAATACTCTTTACCACTAGCTTTATTTATTTCTGCACAACATTTATAATAATCGCTCCACTCTTCTGTTTCTGGATTTAATTTTTGGATTTTAATTAATTTATTCATTGCCATTTTTCCTCATCTCCATTTTAAGTTGCCATTCTAAGTCATTTAACAATTTTCTAGTTGTGTTAGTTATATTTTTAGAATCTAAATCTCTATAATCGTACAAATCAGAAATGACTAAAAGGGCTATTTGCTTAGCCCTTTCATCTCCCTTAGGATAATTTTCGCCTATGGCACCTTGTAAATATAAGTCCGAAAATTTAATTAATCTTATAATATTTCTTTTTACAATCTTGCTTTCTTCCGCTTCTACTTCTTCAACTAAATACCCCATATAATCGCAAACATCTTCTAAAGTTACTGCGTATTTTGTTTCATCTGTATTAGCTAATTCATTATCAGCCATAAGCTAGTCCTCCCTTTTCTTAGGCTACTTCTTCGTTGTTCTCTGCTACTGCTGGTGTTACATCAATATAGCAATTTTCAAATGCCTTTTCGTCTCTTACTTCTACGTCTTCTCTTTCTATTCCTCTAAATACTGTGCAGTCATCTTCAAAAGCATTAATTGCGTCATCTCCACTTCCTACTACAGCTGTATTAGAAGTCATAATGTTTATTTTCTTTCTATCAAATAACACAATACCTTCCTTTAAATCTCCAATTATAAATGGAATTTTATTTTCTTCTGATGTCATATCATCATTTGGTAAAACTACAACAGGTACAACAGTTGCTCCAGATCTTATTTGCAACTTAGTAGAGTCTGTTGGATCTGGATTTAATAGTGGTCTTCCGTTTTTATCTTCTAGTTGGTCTAAATAATTTAAACCATCATCATTTGTTACTACTACTGATGTTGGTTTAAATGCTTGTCCTAATGTTACATTTAAAACATATTTTATACCTTTTATTCCTACGTCAATAGCTTTTGCTGCTTTTGTTTTGATTGCAGTTAAAATTAGATTGTTTCTTGTAGCTCTTGATTCATCAGCTAACCAACCTAAAACAGTATTTACTAAATTTTCGTCAGAATCTTCTAATAGTTCATTTGTGATTGGTAAATATCCAGCATATTTTTCAATAGTATATTTGATTCTTGAAAAAGCTGGTCCTTCTGTTTTTCCAATAGCAGATTTTTCTCCAACTTTAGAAAATCCTTTCTTTTGTTTTCTTGTCTTAAATGTTCTTTCTCCAGACATAGTAGATACACTTTCAACTGTTACTAAATCTTCTAAAGAAGCTTTAGCCTCTCTTAACTCTTGAATCTTAGTTACTATATCACTAGGTACTGTATATCCTCCTTCTGTTCCTGTTCCTGTTCCTTCATTCAATGTTTTAGCAACTTTTCTAATAGCTTCTGCAACAGCTTTTACACTATCTTTCTCTGCTTTTGCTGCTCTTTCTTCTTTTACTTCTTCTTCTGTAGGTGTATTGTCTTCTTTTTCTGCCTCATACATTCTTGCTTCTAAATCATATTCTTTTTGTAATTCGTCTGCTTCGTCCATTAAAGTTGCTGCTTTTTCTAAGTCTTTGTTTTCCCCGTCCATAAAATCTCTAGCACTCATTCTTTTTTGTGCAATTTTGTTTAATAATTCTCTCATTTTTTTGTTCATAATTAAATACCTTCCTTTTCTTTTTGATTTTGTGAAAATAAAAAAGAGTCTAACATCTTCATTCTGATATTTAGCTCTTTTTCTTTTTCTAAATTAATATTCTTTTCTTTCTCGTCAACATTACTGTTGTCGGCATTTTCATTTTGTGTTATATTTTCATCTGGTTTTTGTTCTTTTGTTTTGTCTTCACAATAATTTTTTGTTGTTCCTGCTCTTCGTTGTGCTGGTACAGCAACGAAAGATACTTCGTATGCGTCTTTTGCACCATCTAATACAAAATAGCATGTTTTCTTACCATTTACTGTATCATATTCTTTTCCCCACCAATGAGAGCAATAATCTTTTGTATTATCAACTCCACAAATAGAACAATAAGCATGTTTAGGTTTACAACCTGTAGACACTTCTTTTTTTATTCCCGCTTTTATTTCTTGAATTAGATCAGCATTGCTAGATGTTTTTACCATATAGCATTTTGCAATTAGCTTTGTTAATATTTCTCCAGCTCCAGTAAGTTTATTTGAATCATCTTGTACTAATTCTGTATCATAGATTCTTGCTATTTGATTGTTAGCACTTCTACTATGATCTTTTATTACAGTTTTTCCTATATAGAGCTTTTTCAAATCTTTTAAAGCATTCAAATTAAAAGGCTCGTAGTTTCTATCGTCTATTTCATTGTCTCCCATTACAATTTTAAAAGTAAAAACTTCGTCAGCTGTAAGTGGAGATAATGTAAATTTATTTATTTTTGCTAAATCTTGGTCTGTAACTTCTTGATTTTCAACACTTGCACTTTTATTAATTACGCCTTTTGCAATGCCTTCTCCAAAGTTTCTTTTATCGTTTTCTGGATCCATTGGTACAACTTTTCCTCCTTTCCTTCAATATTTGTATATTGAGCACCTGTATATTCCACAGGAATGCTAGCACCATTACCAAGAAGTCTATCGCCTCCGTCTTTTGCTTCTAAGTCTAAAAATGCTCTAGCTTCATTAGGTGTATAAATAAAATTAGAAACTCCTTTACTTAAAGTTTCCATTTGTTTTGATTGGTCTACTCTTAGCATAACACCTACGTTAAATTTAAAATGTAAACCTTGTTTTGTTACTTCTTCATCTGATAACAGTTTATAGCTTATTTCTTCTTCATACTGTTTTATGATATATAGCATTGTATCTATATAAAAGCTTAACTGTTGTGCTTCTGCACTAGAATAACTTGACTTATCATAGTCTCCTATTTGATATGGCTTTATACCAAATGCACTAGCAATCTGCAATGCTGTATATTTTTTTACTTCTATAAATTGATTATCTGCCAATTTGATATTAAGTGGTGTTAAAGTAGCACCTAAAGGAATTGGTATTATATTTTTTATTTCTTCATCGCTATATTGTCCTGTTGCAAATTTTTCTATTCCTTTTACAAATTCTTTTTCATTTTCTCCATTTAATGAAGATGTATATTGTACAACCGCTTTAGCTGTAAAACCACTATCATACATTTGATTAACAAGTTTTTGTGCTTTATTATTTCCTATAATTGTGCTTTTTAATTGTTCTCTTACCGATAATCCTGTTATTCCATCAAATGTACTAGAAGTTTTAAAATGTAAAATTTCTTCTGATCCAAATGTAAATATGCCAGCTGTACAAGAATATCTATAATATATATCTGGTATATCAGCTAATATTTTTTTATCATCGTACCATATTTCAACTTGATCCGATGGTAAAATCCATAAACTTGTCTTTGGTTGCCCTTTTTCTTGCCTAGTATGGATTAAAGCATAAGCATTTCCGTAATGATTTCTGTTATATTCCATAGTAGACCAAAATGTTGTAGCAGTCATATATTTATTAGGTCTTTCGTTTAAAACTCTATATAAATGGTGTTCTCTACAAGTTGTTACTCCATTATTATTATTGTGTTTTAATAATTTTAATGGTAATTTTCCTAATGTTTCACTAAGCACTTTTAAACATGCAAAATAAGTAGCTTCTGATAGTTCGCTTTTATCTGTATCTTGGATTCCTAAAAAATTAAGTAATGTTGCTATCTGATCATTTTTTGTGCTGTGTGTTCTTAATGCTTTTATTGATTGTTTTACTTTTTTTATTATATTCAATTCTTTCCACCTCCCCATTTCATCATTTGAAGATAATTTGACATTTCCTTATCATAATCTATAGGCTCTTCCTCTTTTAATTTCATATATGCTACATGGGCGTCTATACAAGCGTCCACAGGATCTATTCTTTTTGTTTTTGCTCTTGGCTCTTTATCTACTTTTATTTCTCCAAAACTATTAGCTACTACTTTCGCATTTGAAAAACTCCAGCTTAGTAGTTCGTTTTGTTTGTCATATTCTATTTTTTTAGATTTTATATTTAATCTCATATCTACAGTTGCGTCATTTAAGAATCTAGCAGACTGAGTAATTGCTAACAATGGTACTCCAAATTCTTCTAAGTCTCCTAAAAATCCATCTGCATTATGGGGATCATAACCAATAGCTTTTAAATCTAAATCATACGCTGTTATTAATTCTTTTAAATGATTAACAATAAACTTATAATCGTTCTTATATTCACTAGCTCCTCCAGTAACCGTTATAAGTTCGCTACTTTCCCACAAATCATATGGTGCGACATCTGTATCTATGTGTTCTTCTAATCTTCCTTTCGGCATAAACGAATGAGAATATATGTAAAATCTTTCACTATCTAATGGAAATTCAAGAGAAATTGTTGTTAAATCTCCTCCACTTGATAAATCTATTCCAGCATAACAAGCTTTTCCTCTCATATTTTCTAATGTTTTATCTGTTGCACATTCTTTCCACTTGTCAGCGTCTATGAATTGATCATCTGCATTATTTACCCACATATTTAGGGACTTTACCATAAAATCCCTTTGTTCATTGCCTCCCATATCTTTAGCTGTTTGCATATCTGCTATTAACACTTTTAAAGTATCTTCTTTAGTAGCTAAATAAGGATTAGCTTTTATTAAGTTTTTAGGATCCCATATATCGTCTCCTTTATCAAGAGCGTATATGTCTACAAAGAAATCCTCTGCAATAGCGATTCCTCTTAAAATATTTTGGCAATAATTATCGAGTTCATAGCAAGGTGTATTTATTTTGTCTCCTCTTGTTGTAATGATACTTATTAGTGTTTCTGGTAGGGATTTTGTACCATTATATAATGCTTTATATATCTGGTTTGTTTTATGTTGATGGTATTCATCTATACTTGCATATATTGCTCTAAATCCGTCATCTAATCCACTTTCTTTACTTAATGCCTCTATCGTACAATGTGTTTGATTCGCAATTATAGTAGATTTATAATCCTTTACTGCAAACATTCCGTCTTTTTCACTTGCTATGTCTTCTCCTGCCAAATCTTCATCACTTTGTATAAACTTTGACATTTCTTCCCATGCAAGCCTAGCTTGTCTCTTTTTAGTTGCAGCAGTAAAAAGTTTTCCATAATAATAACCACTAAATCCTGCTATATATGTTCCTCTTATACCATTTTTAAATGTCTTGCTGTTTTGTCTTGCCATAGATTCATAGGATCTTCTAAATCTTCTTTTTCCTTTTTGATTATACCAACCAAATAAACAGCCCATATCGAATATTTGAAAGCCTAATAATTGTACTGGTTTCTTTTCAAATCCCTCTCCAATAGTAAGCGTTTCTGCATATTCTAATATTCTTTCCGATTTAGCAACGTCCCAATAATATGGGAAATCAGCTGTATTTTGAATTTCTAAATTTTTTAAGTGCCTTTCACATGCAAGTCTATGTAACTCTCCTGCTACCACTTCTCGATTTACGACTTTTCGAGCATATTCTGTTACTCTATCAATCATTAAATCACACTAAATTTAGCAAATTTATTTTCCTTTGGTTTTTCTGTTGGTGCTTGAGGCACTTGTAGTCTACATCTACTCGTAATTGTTAACCCCATTTTATCAGCACATGAGTTACATTGTTTGAATGCTCTGTCTTGATGTATTAAATAAGCTTCTATATCTGATGAAAGTATCCTCTGCATATCTGCATTGTCCTTATATTGTTTTGAAGCCTTATTCTTTATTGCTGTATTTAATAATTTAGTAAATTTCAAATAATTATCTTTTGCAATTAAATAACGAGCTAAACAATCTTCGTCTAACTCGCTCATTATTCCTATATCTACCAGTTTTGTTGCTATCTCGGCAAATTCGTTTTTCTGCTTTTTACTTAAATAGCTTGGTGCTTTAACATCTTTATAATTGCTTACATCTATTTCCGAATTTCGTCTGTTTTCTATTTCTTCTTTAGTAAGATGTTTTTTTCCTTTAGCCAATATAAGATCTATAGGCTCTCTTTGTTTTCCGATAACCTGCCATAATATCCCCACCTTTATTTTATATAAAAAAAATTGACCAGTTGGAACGCTTTATGGGGAGTTTTTTCTACAGAGACCTCCCCTGCACCGATACCCCATAATATCCTAATACTTTTTAGACCACCCCCTGTGCTTAATCGCTACAGTTGTTCGCTAATATTTAGTATTATTTTTGATCATTTTTTTTAGTATTTTTTGTTCCACTCTTATTAGTGTTCTTCTTTGTTGTTCCTTCTTCTTTTGGTGTAACTTCTTCTGCTTTGTCTTCCTCGTTGTTATCTTCTGCTACTGGTGTAGCTTCTTCTGCTTTGTCTTCTTCGTTGTTATCTTCTGCTACTGGTGTAGCTTCTTCTGCTTTGTCTTCTTCGTTGTTATCTTCTACTACTGGTGTAGCTTCTTCTACTTTGTCTTCTTCGTTGTTATCTTCTGCTACTGGTGTAGTCTCTTCTGCTTTGTCTTGCTCGTTGTTATCTTCTACTACTGGTGTAGCTTCTTCCTCTTCTACTTCTTTGTATAGTTTTCTTTCATCTACCAAATATCTTTTTCTTTCTTCTGTTAATTCTACTCCTGCTTTCTCGTATTCTTCTTCTAATACTGCGTCCTTATCTATATGTTTATTTAATGCTACATCTGTGTAGCCTCTATCTGCTATATGTTTCATATCTACTCTTTCCCTTCTTTTATTATATTTTCTATTAGACTATTCCTTAAATTGTCTCTTGTTGCAGTAGGTGTTATTTTGTATTCCATAAGATCTAGTAAGTTAATTTGTATTGTAGTTTCATTGCATATCTTTATACCATCTAATCCATATCTAATTAGTAAATTAACCAGCTCATTTACAAACCCTTCTACTTTTCCTGTGCTTACATGTACATCTACTTTAATTCCTTGCTGTCTACTTTCTTGCAGCATATGTATTCCCCCTTCCTTTTTTGGAAACGATTATGTCTTTTATCATGGTGCATATGACATAACGCTCTTAAATTGTTATAATCTAGTCGTCTTAACCAGC